ATTACTTGCAAAGTTTGCAAAGTTTGCAGTTAATAAATTGCCTGCATTTGTGTTTAAAGCAGCTATGTTACCTGTAAAGTTTGCTGTATTACCTGCAAGTTCTAAGTTAACTGTTGCATTACTTGTAATGAGGTTAGCACTTACATTTGCATTTGCTGTGTTCAACCAATTGTTGGATGTAATGTTGTTTGACGTTGTGTTTCCGCCGACAGTCAAGAAGTTACTTACATCTGAATTATTGCTATAGATGTTAGCATTACTGTCAATGTTACCACTGACCTGAACATTACCGCCTACTGTTAAATCAAGAGTAATATTTGCAATGTTACCAATACTCAAGTTATTAGCTGTGACATTACCGTTGCTTTGATTATTCCATGACAAACTGCTAAATGTTGCATCGCCCAAATTTGGTGTAGTCAAGTTTGCACTTGATTTAACAACAATATTGCCGCCAACAATGTCTGTTGTTACTCCGTCAACGTTTGCACTGATAATTGTACCAGTAATAGCAATACCGTTACCCGCAGTGAAACTACCTGCTGCGCTAAACTGACTGAATAATATATTTGTGTAACCAAATAGTATCTCACTAACCGGTGTAGTTAGTACATAAGAACTACCGGCATAACTAGTACCTTGTTGAACAAAGAAGTAGTCTCCATAACCTAGTGCCGATGTGTCTACTGGGCTATATGTATCTTCGGCTGTTGCTCTTGTTAGTACCCACGCTGTTGAACCATCGCCCACAGTTGTTACAGTATAGACGCCGTTTTCAGACTGGTTTGTTTGGCCTTGAACAAGAACTCTATTTGTTGATGCTAGTGCGATGCTATCAATACTGATTGCCGCATTCGCGCCAGCGTTTGTTAATGTTGCACCAACACCAGTGTTTGCTCTTGCAGTTTGTGATAAGCCAGTGCCGTTAGTCAATGTTGTGACTTCAGCACCGAAATATCCTGCTTTCACTGTGATAGTGTCGGGTGCTGGTATGCTGAATACAAAGTATGAATCGTTGTTGATTATACCATTGAAACTGTTATCCCATGCAAGTTCGTCATCTACACTCAAACCGTGAGCAGCACTAAACTGTATTGTTGTGCCGCCGGTAATTGCGATTGTAGTCAATACGCTGCCACCGTTTGCGTAAGTAGCGTTCAGGTTAGTTACGCTTGTTGTACGAACTGCTGTGTGTATTGTTAAACCTTGTGCTGTGCTATCAACATATTCTTTAGTTGCTGCGTCATTTGGATTGACTGGAGCAGCAACTTGTGTGATGTTCTTTAAACTAACATTGATTGTACCAGTGCCCGCAGGTACAAGAATGATATTTTCATTTGTGCCAGATGCAGTGATTGTCAAACTACCGTTTGAAGTGATATTTGATGTCAATACACTACCTAGTTTTGCTTCACCGGTTACATTTGCATTTCCGCCATTCAAGAAACCATTTGCGCTTATGTTACCATTAGCAAGCATGTTGCCTGATGTTGATTGTATATTACCTACAACTAATAATGTATTACCAGAGAATGTTGCAACGTTTGCGACACCGTTTGTACTGATTTCTACGTTTGAGTTGCTGTATACTTTTACGTTACTATTGCCGTTAGCTAAAGCACCCGTAAAGTTTGCGGCAATAACATTACCACTGAAGTTTGCTGTATTACCAGCAAGTTCTAAGTTAACCGTTATATTACTTGTAGTTACATTACTTGCAAAGTTTGCAAAGTTTGCAGTTAATAAATTGCCTGCATTTGTGTTTAAAGCAGCTATGTTACCTGTAAAGTTTGCTGTATTACCTGCAAGTTCTAAGTTAACTGTTGCATTACTTGTAGTTACATTACTTGCAATGTTAGCAAAATTAGCAGTTGCTATGTTGCCTAAATTTGCATTATTAAACTGACTATTACCCAAAACAGTAAACTGTTGTGTAGTATCATTATAAGTTAGATTTGCACTTGCTGCAAAATTATCATTGATATTGAATTGAATTTCATTGTTGCTGCCTGCAGCTTCTTGCATGTCCCATGGCACGCCGTTTGCATACAATAGATTATCAGTACGTAAATTACCAACGTTGGCTGTGTTTGCAACCGATAACCAACTATCCATTGTAACATTGCCATCAAAGTTTGCAGTATTAGCCTGAAATTCTAAGTTGACAGTAACATTGCCGGTTGAATTTATGTAGCCTGCTACGTTCATACCGGTATCAGTAACAATAACTACGTTAGAAGTTCCCGTAACGCTAATAGAAACATTACCGTTAGCTGCTACTTTTACGTTACTATTTCCATTTTGAATGCTAGTAGCATCAATGCCAGTTAGCTGTGATCCGTTACCTATAAAATAATTTGCAGTTAAATTACCATCAGCGTTACGCACTGCTACTGTATTAGCAGTATTACTTGTAGAAGAATCATAACCATCAAGCAAGTCAGCGTTTAAGTTTGTTACTTTAGTTGTGGATGTAACTGTTATTGGTGCAGTACCTACTGCAACATTTGATGTTAATGTGCTTGCAGTCACTCCGGTAGCGTTTAAGTTTCCTGCTACAGTAAGTAAGTTAGTAGCTGGGTCAAATGTTAGGTTAGCACTAGCACTAAAATTGTTATTATTGTTAAACTGAATTTGATTATTTGAGCCTGCTGCTTCTTGTAAATCCCACGGTACACCATTGGCGTAATAAAGATTATTTGTTAGTACGCCCCAACTAGCGTTAGCATTTGATATAACCAAATTGCCAGTAAGAGTAGCATTAGACGCAGTGATATCACCGTTTGCTAATATTATATTAAGTGCGGGTATTTCGCCTACTGAAAACCCGGCTACTGAATTAAATGGTTTTAATGCCATAGTATTTTCCTATTTTATTCCTTATAATATCACGGTGCTAATATCGTGATTAACATTTTATATACCGTATTGTTTGAAGTATCAGGCGTTACACTTAAATCTAAAGATGGCGGATTTATTACATCTCCTGGATTATATTCAACAATAAAAGTCCCGACTCCTCCGTTAACATATAGTCCGGCATATTCGTTATATTGAACAATGCCTGCATAATAAACAGACGAAATCTTTACTGCTTGTCTTTTTTGTCCTACTGAGTCTGTTCCTATAATTTCAAAATCTACACCAGAAACTTCTGACACCGGAATAGAATACAACACTTGTTTAATCGGTGATGCTGTTACTGCAAAATATACTGATGAAGTACCGAACTTGTAAGCACCTGAACCAACTTGGAAAGTGTTAGCAATCATCAGACCGCCTATTTGCACTGTGTTAGTTGTATCATTGTAAGTAAAGAATGCATTACCCGCAAACTCGTTATTTTTATTATACTGAATATTTGTATTAGCGCCACCGGGAGATGATGTGTTTCCACCGCCGCCTTGGGGCACCCATGATAAAATACCCAATCCGTCTGTTGATAGTACGTATCCGTTTAGTCCCCCGGAAATTCGTATATTAGCTACTGATCCCAAATTAATGTTTGCAGAATTAGAAAAATTCACATTTCCGTTAGCAGTTAAATTTCCTGTTATAGTAGCAGTATTTGATACACGCAAAATACCGACATTAGCATTACCTGAAGTTTGAAACCCGCTTGCACTTACTGTTTGTGATGTTGCTATGTTTCCTGTTACTGATAAATTTACTAATGTTCCAACTGAGGTAATATTAGGCTGTGCTGAAACTGCTACGGTGTTTGCTACATTAGCTTGTACGTTTGTTAGGTAACTACCATCTCCAAAAAATAATCCATTAGCAGTTATATTTCCTGTTGCAATGATATTACCATAATTGGTTGCATTGTTTGCAGTTAAATTTTGTATAGCCAAGTTTCCAGTTAAGTTAACTGCATTTGACACATTGTTAAATGTAAACGCAGTAGTGCCTGAAAAATTTCCATTATTGTTGAACTGAATACTTGTATTGGATCCACCGGGGGCGCCGGCACCAGCTCCGGGAATTTGCCAAGAAACATTTCCGGTACCGTCAGTAGTTAAAACATACCCGGGAATTCCACCACTTATTTGTATATTTGATACTGACCCTAAATTTACATTAGATTGAAAACCTGCATTGCCCGACACAGTTAACTGAGTTAATGTCCCCACTTGTGTTATATTAGATTGCGTTGGCTGTATAACAAAGTTAGCATTGTTAGGTAATATACCTGTTAACTGCGATCCGTCGCCTATAAAGAAGTTAGCAGTAACGGTTTCAGCAGAAACATTAGTTATGTTTGCATTTGCTGATGATACAGTGTCTACAGTAAGAGTATTAGTAACTTTATTATAAGTAAAACCTGAATCACCACCGAAAACACCAGCATCATTAAACTGGACTTGTGAGTTAGCACCACCTGGGTTGCCGTTGCCTCCATTACCACCTTGTGCAGGAGACCAAGTTAATCCACCGCTACCGTCTGTTTGTAAAAAGTATCCGTTTTCTCCGCCAGTAATAGAAACAGTATTAACATTACCCAAAGATAAAATATTACCATTCCAAGTAACATTGGGTATTCCACCAAAAGCTCCGTTATTATTGAACTGTAACTGAGTATTATTTCCGCCGGCATTGGAAGAAAATAAAACACCATTAGCATATCTGTACGTATTAGCATAAACTGTGTTTGCAGTAACGTTTGAAGTAGGGGCATTTACGTTAGTTACTACGTTGCCAGTAGAATCTATAACCTGTTTAGGCGGTATTCCTGTTGAATATCCGCTTATTGAATTAAAAAGTTCTGATGCCATGAAAATATTCCATTATCTGATATAGTATTTATCTAAAACTTTTATTCTGAGTGCTCTAATTAAGCACCCTAAATATCTTTTTTATTGATAAATAAAAGATGTTAACAAAACAAAAACCCCGCCCCAGATGCAAACATTGTAAGCTATCTTTAGCTAAAAAAAATGGCAAAAGTAAGTATGGATTTCAACTATGGCACAAATTTTGTAGTGATTGTGCTAAAGCAATTTATAACGACAAATACAAACATATATTAGATAAAAAACTAATTTGTGAGCATTGCGGATTCGTAGCAAAAGATAAATGTCAACTTGATTTGGTTTACAAAGACGCAGATAAAAATAACAAAGATACAACCAATTTATTAACACTATGCGCTAATTGCAGCAGATTACATAGAAAACAATCAAAATCAGATAAAAAATCTATATTAAATGTTACAGTAGACAGTGATAGCTTTAGGATATAACATATTGTTTACCGAGCATTTCAAAACCCCAAGCTCTTTCTTCACAAGAGTAACAAATACCGCATTGGCCCACTTCAAGTTGAGTACAGGTATGCGTATAGGGTATAATATTTTCACAACCTAACTTATAATAGATATCTAGTATTTGTGGTTTATGTAAGAACAAAAATGGTGAATTATAATGATACCCTTGAGTTTGATATCCATAATCTATTTTCAATGGATAAGTATAAGTTTTTAATTCAGGAGGAGCCATACGATTAATACCCATGAATATAATCATATTGTTGGGATCGTAATCTCTAATTTCTTTTATAGGCGTTGGTCCAATATTTCCAGTTAAGTCTGGAATAGGATCATTTTTTATGTTGTTAATATGTGTTAGCTTAACATTAAAATGCTTTTCTACTTGTTCAATAACTTGTGTTGCATAATAAGTTGGACCATCGCTTTTTTCTATAGTAAAACAAACTACTTCTATTTCATGTAACTTGTCAATACTTTTCAACTCACTTAATATCAAACACAAAAGAGCAGTAGAATCTAATCCACCTGATACGTAAACACCAATTCTTTTTACATGAGCAGATATTGTATTATTAACTATATAAAATGGACCCTTCTTTTTAAAAAGAGTGAAGTCAAGTTCAGTTTGTAAATTTTCAGGACCTAATAATAATTTCATTCTTCGTTATCTTCGTCATCGTCATCATCAGTACCGTCATATATTGCAGTATGATCTAATACTTCGTTAACTAGTTCTTCTGTTTCCCAACCCGCTTCACGCAAGATATGAACACAATACACAAATAGAGTAAACACTGTCATACCATAATCATAGTTAAACAGTTTGCCTTCTTTTTTCAGTAAGTTTTTTAATGCTTTTTCTGCTTCACGATCACACACTTCTAAGTCAAATGCATAAAAAGTGCCATCTTCTAATACTTCAACTACTTGACTGTCTTTAGCTATCATAACGAGTACCTCTTCTCTATTATTTAGCTAGGTTTTTTCTTTACAGTTGTTTCCGTGCCAGCGTGTATAATTACTAGGTCCAGTTTTAATTCCACAATGCTCACAAACTTTCTTAAGGTCGGCTCTTCTATTAGGATTATTGTAAGAAAACTCTTCTCTCATTCTTTCAGCAACTTTATCACCAAATCCTTCCGGTTTAGATTTTCCTTTATTAGCAACTGATCGTTTTAACTTCTCTTCTTCGCTCATAGGACCGTTTGATTTACCTTTATGTGCGGTACTTTTCTTTAACCTAGTCTCTTCAGAATCTTTTCTTCCAGTAACTTTCGCAATTCTCTTTAGCTGACCTTCTGCTTGTTTGACAGGGTCTATCTTTCTATTTCTAGTTCTTTCTCTTTGTCTTTCTAGTTCATCGCCTTCTAGTTTTCTGCCTTTGTTCCAAGCAGGTTTTCCTTTCATTGTTTCAGAATGTATTCTAGCGTGTTCTATTCTATAGTGTTCATATACTCTAGAGGTTATCTTTGTTTCGTAACGCTGCTGACTATCATTTTGTGCTCTCATACCTTGTAGCGCATAGATCATTTTACTTCTAGCTTGTCCTTCAGTCATCTTTACCAAAAGCCAATGACAGATAAAATGTTCTCTAGCGGTTAGATATGTAAGATTATCTTTGTCATCGGTTCCACCCAATGATCGTGGAATAATATGATGTAGTTCTTTATATGTATTCAACTCTCTGTTCAGAGTTGGTGTTATGATTTGATAGTAAAGCTTTGTATATTTTGTGTTGTTGAACATAATTTCACCTTTCAGTGATATTATTTATCATACCTAGATAAAAAGCAATAAGAAAGGGCGCCTAAGCGCCCTTTCTGTTTTTGAATTACATTCAAAAAATCACTGAAAAGTGAGATTTTATTGGAATGTTAAGTTCTGGACCGCAATTTCCCCAACGTAATCCGCCGCATTACCAAACGAGGATGCAGTGTTCGTCAATTCAATATAACCATATCTGGTCATAAAGCTAACTACTGGTTCGAAAGTACTTGGATCAAGTACAACACCGCTGCTCATCAATGGAATGTATGGGCAGTAGAATGCTGCTGCGTCAGTTTCGCTTGAACCTTTATATCCAACCAATACCGGAGTAGTGTCTGGAGCATAAGAGTCAACGAATACGCGCATTGCACCGTTTAAAGTACCAACAAACTTAGTGTTAGTTGGAGCTTCAAAAGTTCCTTCAGTAGTACGTGCGAATGCTGAAGTAGTTGCAGACTGTAGAACAGTCAATGCTGCTGAAGATACAACAGCCCAGTTACCAGCACCACGACGGGTACGCTGTGCAATCAAGTTTGCAACGCGGTTGATCAACACAGCTAAAGCAGCGTGTTCGTCACCAACGTAAGTAGCAGTACCTGATACAGTAGCTTGGTTGTAAGTGAACTCAGTTGAAGCAAGAGTACGCAATGACAATAGAATTTCCTGATCTATTTCAGCGGTGATTTCTTGTGCAAGAGCAGCCATGATCTCTGCTTCTACATCAATACCATGCTGTGACTGTGCGTCCTGAGCAGCTTCAAAAGTCCAACGTGCTTGCAACTTACGTGACTTAGCTTCAACAGCTTGTCTTAAGATTTGCACGGAAATTTGCTTACCGCCGTTACCTTCTAAAGTAGCAGTGTTAGCACCAGTGTACTGATCAGTAGTAGTTGCAGCATTAGTTACACGAGAATAAGCCTGTGCAATTTTGAACGGGCTTAGTGCTTCTTCACCAGCAGTAACAGAAGTTGATGCTGCTGAAGTATCAGTCAATGACTGAGCGTAACGTACACGTAACGTGTGGATCTGACCAACGGGACCAGTCATTGGTTGTACACCAACTAGTTCGTTAGCAATAACAGTTGGCATTACACGACGGATAACCGGTAGAATTACGCGGTTAAGAGTAGCAATGTTGCCTGCAGTTGTTGTACCAGCTGAAGATTCAGCAAGTAGTTGCTTCTTGGTGTTTTCTAAGATAACACCCATTGTTGATTTGCGAGTGCCTTTCAAGCCTTCTAACAGGGCCTCTTTGGTCTCGTCCCAACGGCTTTCTAAGAGTATTTTTGACATGTGATATTTTCTCCTGATCTATGTCTATTAAAGCCCTGCCAAACGCTTGATGTCAATAACATTGTCTTTATCAGACATATCAACTTCTTTATTGTTTTTGGCAGATTTATTACCTGTTACTTCTACTAGACTTTCAGTAATTACAGATTTCCCTGTTCTTGACTGATTACCTGTGTTCAGTACTGCGGGTAAATATTTGTCGAAAGCGACTTTCAATTTTGATGTTTGTACGCTTTCTAGTAAAGATTTCATTACTTGAGCCTTTTCTTCGTTTAAAGTAGATACTAAATCATCTAGTACTTTAGAACGTTGAGTAGATTCTTTGATAATGCGAACTTCACGATCCCTTGTTTCAATTAGTTTTTGTGCTTGTTGAAGTTTTTCAAAAGACTCGGCTAATTTTGTATCCTTTTCAATCAATGAATTCATAAGCTTTTTAGTTTCTACTTTATCGTTAAGATAAGTTACAGAGAACTCGCCAGCAAATGCTTCATAAATTTTTCTACCAAAGTTATTTTCTTTGGCAAGTTTAATGTCTTCTTTAAGTTGTGACATTTCACCTTTGATGTGTGTAGTAACAATCGCGTTAATTTTCTTAGCACTTTCAGCAACAAACTTAGCTTTAAGTTTTTCTAATTGAGCACGACCTTCTGCAACCAACTTAACCTTAGCTTCAACAACTGATTGCTTGTCTTGTGCAAACTCTTTAATTTCTTTAGCAAGAGCATGTACAATAAACTTTTCAATCTTTTGTTGATTTTCCATTTGCACTTTACGATCTGTTCTTAATTCTTTTAACTCTTCAGCCAATTTTTGAACCATAAAGTTATTGAATTTTTGTGCAGATTCGCTTAGTTGCTGTCTGGCTTTAACGCGGTCTTCGTTCATTGCTTGTCTTTCTTGATAGAATTCTTTAATTTCTTCAGAAAGACTTTCAGTTACCATTTTATCAAGGGCTTCAACCATAACACTTCTATCGTGTTCATACTTGTTTGCAAACTCATCTCTAAGTTCTGCGCGTACTTGTTCTTTGGCTTCATGTAACTTAGCTTCCCAGGCTTCATTAATCTGCTGCCCAATATCTTCGTTAATTAATCCGCTTTCTAACAATGGTTTGATAGCGTCTAGCATATCTATTCCCCTTCTCTTATTGCCTGTTTATACTCTAGTGCTTGAGTTAACACAAAGTAGGAATTCCTACTTTGATAAATTCTTTATAATTTTAAGTTTTTAATAAACTTTGTAATATCTTTTTGCAAAGAAGCACGAAACTTCTTTACTTCTAACGACTCTTGTAAACCTTCTTTGATGTAACTACCGTTCTTATAATTCATTAATGATTCGTAAATAGCTTTTGGATAAGCATCAGGTGCTGAAGGTTGTGCTACGATATCTACAGTAATGATTTCAAAGTCACTAACATGACCATTCATATCGTTAACGTTGCCTGAACCTCTTGATGATACACCTAACTTTACTCCTGCTTCTAGCATAGTTTTAATAAGCTGACCCATTGGAGTAGGAAGAATCTTTAATTTACCAGTACCGTTAGAACCATCTACATTCATACTAGTAATACAATGACTAACACGATCTAAGTTGATTTTTAAATCATCTGGATGATCAACTTCTCCGCAAATAGAAATACCGCTTTTAAGTTGTTCTTGTATAGTTTGTACTGCTTTGTATATTTCATTCTTTGGATATACTCTTCCATTTGCGTTTCTTACATCGCCTTGGATGAATATACCTTCCATGTACATATTTTTAGCTTTGTTTCCAAATGCATCTGTACCTTCTTCTAGCATAACATTAGTTTTAGCTAGTGAAGGGTTTAAATATTCTTGTAGTACTGATTTATTATGCATATTATACTTCTCAGTTTAAGGGGACCTTACGATCCCCTTTTTTGCTGTTACTGAGTAACAAAGCCATTTGTCTCAGATTTTTTACTTAGCAACTGGACTACGGTCGTTTGATGAACCGTCTTTAGTTACTGGCTTAGGAGCAGCACTCAAATCTTGCTTTTTCTGTCCAGGAGCATTTTTAAAACTTCCTGCGCCTTTTAAATCTTTAGTAGTTGGTGCTGTACGACCTGTTTCAGTAGTAGTACTTGCTGCTACTGGCTTACTTGCCATTCCGCGCTGACCTGAGTTTGCAGCTACAGTTGACTTAGTTTGTACACCATTGTCACCGTGAGTTACAGATACTTTTTGAAGTTGTACTGCTTCCATAACTTCTTCAGAATCTTCTTCAGCATCTACTTCTACTTCTTCAGCATCATCCATGTCAGCGTCGCCGCCCATGATTGATTCAAATTCTGCCATTAGCTGGTCTAGTTTGTCTTCAATTCTGATTACAGCATCTTCTACTTCTTCACCTGATTCTTCGTCACCGAAATCCTCATCGTTTAAGTCAAAAGAGTCATCAGCGTCAGCCATGTCCATTTCATCGTCCATTGCTTCTACATCTTCTTCATCTTCCATCATACCATGTTCTTCAGATTGAATTTCGTCTAAAAGATCACCTACTTCACCGCCCATGCCTTCGTCATACATGTCGTCATCCATCATTTCTTCTTCCATGATAGATTCATAAATTTCGCGGGATTTTTCTACTACGATATCATGAAATAAATCACTAGCTTGTTCTGTATTTTCGTTGATGATAAGATCAATCAACTTTTCAAATTTTTTGTTATCCATTATTAGTCTCCTGAATAGAATGGCTTTGTCTTATAGTTATTTAGACTATAGTATAAAAAACTAGTCATTAAGTGTGTATTTTTTACATTTTTGACAAGATTTATGAAAAATTCACAATCTTATTAGATACTTGGAACACCATCTTCTGCTTTTGCTCCATACTGCTTTCTTACTTTTTTCAAATGTTGTTGGCGTTCATACTGTCTAACGTCAAGCATTTTACGTAATTTTCTGATTTGTTTAAGTGTTAATTTAGTTTTTCTAGAAGCTTTCCAGGTAGGTTTAGAGTTGTCTTGATCAACATCTTGCATTCCCGCAACGGGCGTATCAAACATTTCTAGTAACTTCATTAGAATTTCCTTTATATGCTATTTATCTTTTAGCCCGCCGGAGGAGTTGTTGGTAGTATTCCACCAGCTTCTCCTCCACCTACCGGACCAGCTACCTCAGGTCCCAATTCGGCGCCTGCTTCTTCACCTGCTTCTATTGAATCGGCAGTAGTTTGATCAGTTTGAAAGTCTCCGGTTGAAACACCCACGTTACGTAAGTCACTACCTGCAGGATCGCTATATACTTCTTCTTGATTTTCTTCTTCCCAAAGCTTTTCGTTTTTAGCAATTTCTTCTTCACTCAAGCCCAAGAATCTTTCTAATGCAAAACGCTTAGATATATAAGGCACTGCTTCCATTGTAGTAAATGTACTAACTCTAGCTGAGTCTAGTTCACTTTGACGATAAGCAGCAAAGTTCTGAGGTGGATTGAATCTTAACGTGAATAATCCTGAGTCAATGTTGAAACCTCTCCATCTCATGAACAGTTTAAATTCTTCATCAAGATTCATTGACATGTAATTTTGTAATCTTTCACAGTACTGATTGAATCTAAATTCTTGAATCATTGCAGTACCTACTCTACCATCACTTAATGGAGTAGTATTATCATCAGGACCAGTTGGTAGATATGAACTTGGTACTCTTAAACCACGAGCAAGTCTGTTATTAAAATAACGCAAGTCATCAATTTCACCTAAGTTTTGTCCACCAGGTAATACTTCAACTGAAGAACCTCTACCATCAGCAGTTACCGGAAAGAAGTAATCCTCGTTCATACTTAGTGGATTATATGTAGCATCTACTACTGATCCTCCACCGTGTGCTGAAGGGATTCTTCGTTGATGAATTTCATTTTTAATTCTTTCTACAAAAGCCATAGCCAAATGACTTGGCATATTACCAACGTCAATTTTGAACATTCTACGTTCAGGAGCGCGTTGAACACGATAGATAAGAACCGCATCTTCAAGCAATTCTTTTTGCTTGTAGACTTTAAAAATGTTTTCTAAAATTGATTGACCAAAAGGCCAAAATCTGTCTAATCCCTCAGTTAAGCTAAGATGTACAATATGTTTAGCATCAATAGCACTTTCACTTTGTCCTAAAGTAAATCTTGAACCAGTAGTATTGTAAGGCATTGCAGGAACCGTATATCCTCCTCCAGCACCACCGCCACCTGTTCCTCCCGATCCAGTAGCAGGATTAGCAGCAAAGTCTGTATTAGTCTTTTGGGCTACGGTTAAGTTTTGTAAATTGATATTAATATCTTTGATTACATATTGTTCTGGTTGTTTACCTTCACTTTCGTTTACAATAACTTTGACTACTTTAGTCATGTCTATCCAATAAAGCTTAAAGTTTTCTGGATCTCTTACAAATACTTGATCACCGTATTTTAGCGTGTTTCTAAAAATCTTAAATATTCTAGTATCAAATTGATTAAGTTTACACCATTGTTGTAACTGAGTTTTAATCATTTCTATTTCGTGCGGTGTGGGTTCTTCAGTAAATTCTACATCAAAAGGAGTTTTATTGTGTTCATTACGTTGAGTAGAAAACTCTGAAATGATATCTAAACATGCGTTAACTTCAGCATCAACATCCATCATTTCATATTGATTGTAACGTTCTATTCTATTTGGATGTCCAGTATATACTTCAGGTAATCTTGACATGTAGTTTTTATAGCCCATGTCATGATTATTCCACCCGCCGGTAGATGATCCGTTTTGTCCAGGTGAACCATTCCAGGCGCCTAGATTGCTATTCACACCAGAAATCGGACTAGATATACCGCTTTTGTTTAAAAATTTCTTTTTATATGACATAATTAATCTACTTAGTTAATAGTGTATTTAGTTTATTATACAGTATTACTTAATATTCTTTCTTGAATATAATTACTTTCACCCAATTTAGAAATCATGTTGTCTAATTTAGAATTTAATGTTTCTACTAATAACATGTTTGATCTGTACAAGTCGGCTAATCTTGATTGTGAGTCATTGTTAATTTCAGTTGGTTGATTGTCCGGAGTAGTAGCTAATCTAGAAAGTATTGAGTCCGAATTAATAGGTTGTATTAACTCAGTTCCATGTAACTTTCCTAAGTATCCGGTTTCAGGGCCTGATGCTATACCGCCGGTAGCTGCTGATATCGTTGCTGAGTCTAACATGTTTGTAACTCTTGGCCCTCTTCCGCCTACCTGATCATACCATCTACTATTTCGTAAATTATCAGCAGCAGAACCTATATCTCCTTCATTAAGTTGGTTAGATAAGTTAGGCCACCCACTTAGCCAATTTGGACCCATATTAAATGTTAAGTCTGTTAATGCTGTTTGCCCTAATCCATCTAACTGATTAAATCTAGGTATGCTCTGTGCCGCCGTTTTATGATGCATGTAATCTTGATCAAACATATCCATTACTTCATCATGACTAAATCTTCTGTTCATTTCAGGCGGCAAATTACTACCGATTAAATGCCCCACTCCAACAGTCCAATTACCTAAAGTATCTTGATATGGTTCATATCTTATACCTTCATTGTTTATTATAAAATCTTTTGCTTGTTGGTCAGATACATTAGTTCCTGTATTTCTTGCTATACTAACCTGAGGAGCAGATGTAGAAGAAGTTATTCCTGTATCTGTTGTTGTACTAACTTGCGGAGCAGGTGTAGTAGAAGTTATTCCTGTATCTGTTGCTGTACTAACTTGCGGAGCAGGTGTAGTTTGAGAATTTGTATTTTCAGAGTCAGGTGATCTAACTGCTATACTTAATGATCCAAATGCTTCTATTAGTAAATCAGTAGTAGATACTAAATCATCAAACGAGTTTGTTAGTGTAGGTATTTTACCTACAGTTGTATCATCACCGGTTAATTGAGATAATGATTGAGCTAAATCCTGTGTCGCGGTACCAAAAGCAGAAGATATGTTTCCGGTAACTGCTTCTTCTTCTTGAGTTTCAGTATCACTACTTCCGCTAAATTCTTTCCAAATTTGGTATACAGCCCAGGCTGTAGATGCATTAAGACCTAAGTTAATTAACGCCATAATCCAACCAGGGCCCGGCACAACTAGTAAACCTGCTGACAAAGCCAATTTTCCAGCTACTCTAGGTCCTAATTTAGTGCTTACCTTTTGAAGGAATTGACTGAATCTTGAGGATCCTGCCTGTGTCGGACTTGGTGTTGATGGCGGAGTATAATTTGAATTAGACACAGTTTGCCATGTAGGTCTTATTTGTCCCGATCTCATTACTTGTTGACGAATTGTAGAACTGGTTGAAGTACCGGCAGCAGCAGCAGTACCGGCAGCAGCAGCAGTACCGGCGGCAGCAGTACCGGCGGGTGTTCCCCCTAACACTCGTCTCGCAAGACTAGTTACTATTTTTGGTGCTAAGATTACACCTAAGGCTCCAATTACTGCTGCTCCTAATCCAGAAATACCCGCACCTGATACTTCATTATTGCGTTCTTCTTTAGATACACCTGTTATTATCTCATAAAGAGCATTACCTGTTTCAAGTGTTTTTGATGCAAAGTTAGTCAGACTTGGAAGTACATTTGCACTAATAGTAGATACTACTTCTCTAAAGTTTCTACCCAATTCTTCCAATTCTGATTGCAAATTCATTACTGGATCTGTTGTGCCATCTGCTGATTCTGTTATCTTTGCGAATGCTGCCGTAATCAAAGCTAATCTTTCTTCTTCAGTTTGTCTTCTAGTTACAGCAGATGCTCCCAATCTTTCAACTGAACTTCCATATACTTCTAAATATTCTGGTCCTAAAAGTGCTGCAAGACCGTTACTATTGTCTACTATTGCATCGGATGAAACTTGTAAATCTTTTGTGAAATTTGCAACAAGTACCGCAGCTTCTTCTAACGATCCCTCAAAGTTAAATAACTCACGAACATTTCCCACAAATGACAATCCAGCTTGATTAAAACCCATTTCTATAGAAGCTATACCTTCAGTAAAAGCCATGCCTTGTGTTGCTAAGGATGTCATCGCATCAGCAGCTTGTTTGACACCCATTTTTTCAGGACTAATACTAGTTGCTGTTATCATTAATACTTGATTCACAAGTTTCATACGATTGATGTCAGCTTCTCTTGTTGCTATTTCTTCCTGACTTAATGTAGATTTTTTTGCTGATAACTCCTCCTCCATTCTTATTAGTTCTATATCTCTATCTGTCATTAACGCTTGAAAGTTAGCATGTTGTTGTTGAAATTCCATAGCTTTTTGTTGCTGCTCTAACGTATCTCCTGATAAAGTACTTAAAGCATACAAAACATCTCTATATTGAAGTGAGGCTTCTTGTAATTTTTTTTGTCCGCTCTCACTTCTATCCAAAGATATACCACTTCGTAACAAACTACTAGCATAATGACCTTGATATTCAGCTAGTTGTGTTTGAGATATACCCAACATTCTATACTTTTTAAGTTGATCTTCTCCTACATGAACAAAACTAGCAAAAGCTTCTACACCTCCCGCAACTCCTCCACCAAGTGCTACTAAGGTGCTACCTTGCTTTTTTACTATATCACCAAAAACTTGTAAATCATCACCTGAAAATCTTGATTCTCTTCCTAAACGCTCTAGCT